ACTGTCTGCAACTACTGGGCCGAATAAAACATTTGAATTACCTGTAAAATCTAAATCAAATTCTAGTGAAGAACCTGTAATAGTCATTGCACTCAATGACCCACCACTTCCATCGTCTCCACCGATTTTGTTTCCAAAACCGATTTGGTCAATATACAGTTTTAAGGTGTCCCCTGTTTGGGTAATCTTAATTTCGTTATCATCAGTGGCTTGTGCGAAAATAAATGTTGAGCTCATTAATAATACTAAACTAAGTATTTTATTCATTTTCGTTATACCCCTCTATTTCCCAAAGACCTCTATGATGTCCTTGGACAATTAATTCCAACACACCTGCTTCAATTGCAGCTCGTGTTGCGTAAGTCACCGACTCATTATTACCCACTCCACTCTCATACTCTATAAGTTGTGTTCCTTCTTCTATGAATCTGAAAATGTCTCCACTTTCACCATAACTTAATACAGTCTTACGAGTTTGCACATTCAATAATACTTCTCCAGTAAGAACACTAACTGCTCTCATGGAGATTGTGACAACATCTTTACGATATTGTCTTGCACCACCAATGCCTAGTGTCCGTGCGCCTCGTCCACCTGTGACAATGTTAGTGTCAAAACCTATGATTCCACCTTCTACTATTATTCCTGCAAATAGTAAAGGTTGAATACCTATGTCTTCTGAATCTGTTTTCTTTGCATAGTCTGTTCTTGCAGACCTGATAATTTGTCTTTCTCTAACTAGATGGTCTATTCCATTTCTTTCTACTACTCTAAACCATGTTCCACCACCTGCAGTCTTCAATGCATCTATTACCATTTCTACTGCACCCTGAGATACTGCAGTTGAAAATGATGCAATGTTATCTACAGATTTTCTTTGACCTGTTTTATCCATGAAATTATAAACTGCAACTACTGGTTTTTCTTTTGCAGGTGGTAATTTTAATAATTCAATATAACTTGGAAGTTTGACTACTTCTGCTTCATCTTTACAGATATAGGGCATAGCTCTCTCAAAAGTTCTTCCAGCTGCTTTTGCATAATTCCATAGGTCGTGATTATACTCTTCACCCCATGTATCAGGATTACAGTTTTGTGGGTCTTCTGAATATCTTGGAACTGATGCACATCCACTTATCAGTAGTGTAAGTGCAAGTAGAAATCTAACCATCACCACCACCACCTGTATCAGGGTCTTGACCAAAGTTTCCAGTTCCTACTGGTATCTCTACAACTGTTGAAGTTCCATCTTCTGCAACAATTGTTAATCTGATAAACTCTGCACCCGATTCATCTGTGATAACTTCCCATGTGATAGTATTCCCTTCTAAAATGAATGACCCAAAACCTGCAGGGTTATCATTTGAGAACATGGATTCTACTAATTGTTTTGCGAACTGAGCATAGATTCTGCTCTCTAAATTTCTAATAAATTTTGCAAGTGTAGTATTTTCTGCTTCTCTTTCTGCAGCTTTTCTTGCAGATTCAAGTGCATCTTCTATTTGTTTCTTACGGCTGAACTCTTGGTTTTCAATTGTAAGATAATGAGCTCCAGTTCCCACTCCTGAGAAACTTGGATTTTTGAAACCGAATTTGATTTCATCTGCATTGACACCTAGTGTCAAAATGCAACTAAGAATTAATACTTTTTTCATTGGTGTTTTTCCCCGACTTCTTCTTTTCATTTTCTCTATATTCTAAAACGACATCAACTTTTTGTTGAAGTCTGATAAGGTCTTGGTCTAACATCCTTGTTTGGTCTATAACTCTTATCAATGCAATATGCATTTCTTCAATTTCGGGTTCTATGTGTTCACTGATGAACCACCATACATAGTAAATAAAGTATCCTAAACCAAGTGCAAGTATGATTGGAAAACCATACTGTTGAACCTGACTAATGATGTCTAACTCTTCCATTAGTCTCTCCTCACATCTAATTTTTCATCTTCAATAAAGTTTTCTGCTCTTGCAACCCTCTCAATATCGGGTCTTAGTTCAAGTGCAGAAGATACTAACATATCAATTTTTATCATTTCATTTGACATTGTTCTTGCACGATTTTCTAACATCTTACAAAAACCTGTTAGTGTCTTTATATCATCAACAATACCTTCTAGAATTTGTTTGATTATTATAAAAATGAAATATCCCATAATCATTGCGATCGCAATGGGAAATCCCAAGTCAGTAATCAATTCAAATACAAATTCCATATACTTCTATTTATAAAAGAAAAGGGGTCTTGATGACCCCTTTTAATAACTTAGTGGATTAAGTTTACTTCAGTTGTTGTCTTATTGAACTAACTACTTCTGCCTTTGTTCCACTCTTTTTAACTTTCAAACTTTTCTTGTCTGCAAGGTCAAAAAGTTGTTGTTTGGTTAACTTCTTCAACTCTGCAGTTGAAGGAACCTCACTTTTCGTTTCCACGACAGGAGTAGATGATTGTTTTTCACCTTTAGTGAAATGATAAATCAATCCAATAACTATGACACCGATTACTATATAACCAAATTCCATAATTTCTCCTCTAATAATTAATTAATTACTTATCCAAAAGTGGGTTTTTATCTTTTGCTTTGCCGATTGCAAGTGCAAGGACTTCTAACCACTTGTATACTTTTGCCCAAAGTTTATCATCATGTGGTGTTGGTGTCAATGCGACAATCACACTACAAATTGATATCACAACTGGAACTACCATTAGTAGATTCCAAATACCCATAATAAAATCTATTATACCTGAAAACATAAAGCCTCCTATCTAACTGATTTTGTTTTATGCGTGAATATTTATCTAATTATTCGTTCCAATACTGTATTTAGTGGTCAACTTCCACTCACTTTTTTCCTTGTATGGAATTATCTTGATTTGAGATAAAGGTGTCTTTGGAGATTCAACTTTCGTCTTATCTAGTATAGACAACAGTTTCCACTGTTCTAGAAGTGACACTATAGTGTTCCTTCTTCCTATATCTGATTCATCAATATTAGTGGGTTTACCATCTAATTTAAACAGTTCTTTAAAATGCACAATGTAATACTTCCCTCTTTTGTGAAGGATGTGACATGATTGGAATAATTCTTGTTCTTTTCGGGATGCGACACCAATCCGTGATAAGGTTTCTCTTATTTTTAGGAAGTCGTCTTTTTCGGGAAATGTTATCTCAACGAGGTCTGAGACACTACTTTCAATTTCGTCCATTATTTCCACCTTTCTCCATTCTCTTTTTAATTTGTCTATACTCCCCTTCAGTTAATAACTGCAAATAATCTTTAGCTTCTCTATTAGATATTCCGTAGTATTCCCTGATGGTTTCTAGTTTTATACTCTTGTAGGGTTTATCCCATTTGGAAAACCTGTTTCTACTTCTAAGAGTATTTAGGAAAAAGAGGTATTGAAGACGATGGTCAACCCCGTGTTTTAAGTTCATTTCATTTGCAAAGAAGATTGCATCTTTATGATATGATAATGATTTGTTTGTTAGATATGGTGCATAAGATTTTTCATCAACATCATCCAACATGATATCTTTTTTGGTGGATGATACTGACTTTACAAAATCAAATGGATTGGTTTTACTCAAGGTCTTTACCACTATCTGCAAGATTCCTAGTGACTTCTTGCACTAAATCTTCACCTTTCATACCTTCAACTAAGGTAATCTTTTTACCATTTTTAAGTGTTCTTTCTATTCTTCCGTCCATGTATTGAACATCAACAACACCTTCTTTGGTTTGTGGTTTAGTTTCATCTGTCTCATACCACATAGAATCTAAACTATGTGCATGAAGATTTTTTGGTGTATCTTTATATTCTTCTGCTTTAAGAATTTGTTTTTGTAATTCTACTTTCTCATCATATTGTGTCATCGTTTTTCCCCTTTAAAAATAATTTATCTGCTTGTCTTTGCATAGACTTTTCTACTTGTCTATCAAACCAATCTCTAAACCATTGTCTGAGTTTACCCATCTTTGAATTTACACTCCGACATAATCTCTGTAAGACATGCAACGAAATTGATTTCACTATCCATTGCAAATGCACCTTTGTATTGAAAATCTGCAATAACCAAAACACATGCAGGTATAGAAGTTGGTTCTAATCTTTTCTCCAATGCATCAAACAACTTTCTATACAAAGTGTTGAAGTCATTGTCAGAGTTTTGTGCAACCCACTTTCTCATACCCTTCCAGTTTTTGTCTTGAATCATATCAATGAGAGGTGTAAGTTTCTCTTCGTTAAGTGTAGAAAGAAGACCACTGTCAATCTCTCCTGACACTCCATATCTTTGCACTTCATTGATACATCTTCTGAAATCAGGAAAGAACTTCATGATGAGTTCTACCAATACTCTCTCATCATATTTAATACTTTCAGTATCACAAATCTCCTTGAGTCTTCCAAGGAATTGCATTGCAAGTTGTTGTTTATCTGATGGTGTCATTGAGAAATCAATAACAGTTGTTCTTGAATGAAGTGGTGGAATAATCCTGTTTTTGTAATTACAGGTAAATATAAATCTACAGTTTGAAGAGAACTCTTCTATAAAGTTTCTCAATGCAGGTTGAACTGAATCTGCAGAAATGTAATCTGCCTCATCAAGTATTACAACCTTAGAACCACCACTGAGTGAAACTGTAGATGCAAAGTTTTTGATTTTAGTTCTGAGTGTATCAATCAATCTTCCTTCATCAGAACCATTTATGACTATGTAATCTGCACCCAACTCATTGCAAAGTGCTTTTGCGATCGTTGTTTTACCAACACCTGCAGAACCACATAACATGAGATTAGGAACCTCACCTTGTTTTACAAATTCGTTAAAGGTATCTTTTAGTCTTTGTGGAAGTATCGTATCATCAATTTTCTGAGGACGATACTTTTCAACATATAAAAATTCGTTATTCATAATTAGGTTGTAAACCCCCCACCGAGTTCACAGTGCATACCACCCATTAGAGTTGATGAGAAAGGGTATACTCCCGTGTGTATTGTAGAGACTTGGACAATAC